TCAAGTTCTTTACGTTGTTTCATCTTCTTGATATCTGCACCTTGACAATCATGCTTTGTCAAATTGAGACAACTCGGGCAAAAGCTACCATTACAATATTTACAATCGATAGGGACACCACATTTCTTTTTACAGAGTTGACAAGGCATTTACTAAATTTAACTGAGATAAAGATTTTAACCCCATTTAATCAAGAAATGTCTCTCACTTACGCCTTCAGTAAACCAATTCACACCGAATATACTCACCTGAAAAAAACTCTAAAAAACTCTACAGCTGCTTATGGTTCTGCTTTGAGTGCTTCTTACTTCATCACACAAGGTGCAGATCAAGGTGTATCTGCAATGTTAGGTGCGGTAGCATCTTATACGTATGTGAGTCTTCTCTCTGATCGAGTGGATAAATTCGAAACTTCGACATTTCAGAAGGAGTTCTTTGCACCTCTAGGTGCAGCTGCTTTTGAAGTGTCGTGGAATAATGCACCATTTGCGTTTGACTTTGATTATGGTGCCACATTTGTTGGATTTTTGGCGTATAAATTTGCACTCTCAACGGTGCTGTATCAAATTGTGAGAGAAATGATGATTGGGGATAGTGCAAGTTTCTATGACACCGAGGAGAAAGTCTACAATGACCTTAGCGAAGACGAGCCAGTTCACGAGCCAATCGAACAACCTTACGAGGTGAATGTTGATTAAGACTGAGCCTGTTCACGAGACTGAATTTATTGCGACCATTGAGACCCTTCATAGCCATGATACGCTTCCTAGCTACATCCTTGGTCAGGGGCATGGCCTTCTTTTGAGGCTTGGGCATAGGCATAACAGCCCTGATTGTGGCACGAGTGGGGGTTACGATTCGCTTAGTCACCATACCCTTCATGAAGTTGGCTGCAACCTTCCTGTCAAAGGCCTTCTTCTCGGCGCGCTTCTTAGCGGCAGCGCGCTTCTTGGCAGCTTCGGGGTACAACTTGGCTAGGGGGACGTTGTTCATACCATCGTTGCTGGCCTTGGCCTTGGCCTTGATGGAACCACATAACTGTTTGACAGTTTTCTTTCCGGTGTTGGGAACACCGTAATTTTTCGCAACCTTCACCACATCTTCCTTCTTGTGGAGACGGCACTTACGCTTACCGAGCTTGAGATCACCCGCCTTGTCCACAGATACGAGTACTGGAGTCATTTTGTATTATACTGAGAAAAAGTTTAAAGAGGAGTCCCGACCTCTTTATATATGAATTGCTGTTTCACTAAAAGAATTCTATCTGGTGTTGATGATTCGATACCAGTTTTCAGTTTAGAGAATTATCAGGGATACGCAAAAATCACAAGCGTCTATGATGGAGATACGTTCAAGGCTGTTGTCATGTTACATGGTCGTCCTCTAAAGTTTAGTTTTCGAACTCTTGGGTATGACTCAGCCGAAATGAAACCCAGTCTTGGGATGGTGGATCGAGACCGCCATATCCACTTGGCTATACTTGCACGTGACATGTTTAAGGAAGAGTGTGGGTTTGATGATCGCGCACCTCACCGCTTATGGAATCCATTTATGTGCAGAAATAAGGTGAACGGTTTAGTGTGGATTGAATGTGGTAAAAATGATAAATACGGTCGACCACTCGTGACTGTGTACCGACGTAAAAGTGATACACAATCGATAAATCAGAAGATGATAATGTCCGGGGTCGTGAACACGTACGATGGTAAGAAGAAAAATATAGGATTTTATTAAGAAATGGTACGTTACGGTCTATTGTTTTATGTATATTTACTCTCTCGTCTCAGGCGTAAACCAAAAAAGAAGGTCAGATGGGTTTAGCTGAGTTCTTCGAGTCTCAGCATCCTTCCAGTGTTGATATATTCATCAATCTTGTCACAGATTGAGGGACCAAAACCACGGAGATGCCTGACATCGTCACCACTCATTACAACATAATCGAGATCACGGATCTTTTCAGCCGCATTCCAGTATGCCTCAGACTTGTAAACAGGCTCCTCAAGGTTTCCAAGTTTGAGAAAACACGTGGCAAGTTTCTCATTTGTAGAGGGTTCCTTCTTGATATTGAGGTAGTCGTCAATCTTCTTAGCGATGGACTTTCCAATACCTCGGAGCTTCATAGCATCTTTACCACTGGTGATCTTGTAAGAAAGATTGTAGATGGTATCACCAGCCTTGGTGTATGCATCACGCTTGAAATTGTCTTCAGCCCTGTCAGAATACTCATAGATCATCTCAGCGAGGCCAGCGTTGTGGGAGACAAAGTACTCCTCATCGTCAGTCTCAGACACATAGGAGGCGTCAGTGTCAGAAACGAATGAGCCCTCATCGTTGGATGCAATAGACTCAGAGTCGGAGCACTCAGACTCCTCATAGTCAGAGTCCTGCTCATCGAGGTACTCATCAACCTTGGCAGCAATACCCTTACCAATACCGAGGAGATGCATCAGGCTCTCGCCAGTTTGGACCTCGTAGTCCAGGTTTGAGATAACATCTGCAGCCTTTTGGTAAGTCGCCGACTTGTAGAAATCATTAGAGGCACGGGCAAGATCAATCATACGATTGACAAGACCTTGATTGAGAGTGCAACTCTTGGATGTAACACGAGAGGTCGTGTGGTACAGAGAAGACTTGTACTCAAGGTCGTTGAGCTTGTTGAGGGCATCGACCTTCTCTTCATTGGCCTCTGTGAGAAGCTTCTTGAGCTGCTCAATCTTGGTTCGAGACTCTTCAATAGAATCAATGTCGCCGAGGACGGCGCGAACCTTACGGAGTTCGGAGTTCTCCTTCTCGAGCTTGAGGATGTAGTCGGTAATAGAACGGGAGTTCATGGTAGTAGACATGTTGAATGATTATTGTGGGAGTCGGGCTCCACTTAGGTGTTTAAAGATTAGATTGTTGAAAAATGTAGAAAAATGGCAACACTCACAGCACCCGTCAACATTCATAAAACTTCCACAAAGTTTCTTCAAACGAGAAAGAGGTCTAACAGGCGCCTCGCGCGACCCGTTCGTGTTCAAGCTGCACTTCCTAACCCCGACCTCGTGAACTACGCACAACTTCAACTCGTCACGTGGATTCTGCCCATGACAATCGCCGGTCGTTTACTCAAGGTAGAGTACCCCCAAATTGCGATCGGTCTTACTGTCATGACTGCGGCAAAACTGACTCTCGCAGCCAATGGAATTATACATTACTAAAGATAATGTCTGCCCATAGTAAAATGTTTACACTAAAGCCTAATATCGTACGACCTAATATCCGTGTCCAAGCCAAGAAGAATGAATTTGTAGAACCAGCTGAAGCTCCAGGTGAGGGGAGGCGTCGCCCCCCAAACGAGGAAGAAAATAAAGATTCTGAAAAGGGTGTTCATCCCCTAAAGAAGTTCATCATGGAGAAATTTAAGATTGAAGAGATTGATTACGAGAAGTTTAACAAGGAAAATAAATGGGCTATTCGTCCGGGTCAGAAGAAGGATAAAGAATAGAAGCATTAGATACCAAACATGTCTTTCGCACTCACCTTTATGATCCCACCCACACGCAACGTTAAAACTCGAGTATTTACCGACCCGGAACAATATGATACAGAAATCAATGCAGCTCGTGGATTTAGTAAATCGTCAACTACTCGTAGGCGTCCACCAATGACACAGGTTATGGAAGATTTTTCCGATCTAAATGAAGCCTCTCAACTTATCAACCATGTGACCGAACGTGAAGTCATCGAGGCACAGAACTTCTGGGCGCAATCCATCGTGGATATTTCTAACTCTTTCCTCACTGGTGGTGACTACGTGAGTCTCGCAGGTGAACGCGCGGGTGAGTTGTATGGATATGACCATTCTAACGTACTCTTCAAACCCACGAAAGCTACGGAGCAACAGTTTCGTCCCACTGCTAACGATGCTATGTCTTACTTCGTGGGAAATGACGCTGTGATCGGTGGTTTCAAAGAAGATCAGGGCTTTGCCATCAATGCCAAAAAGGGTTTCAGTAGGGTGATCTTCAATAATCACCAGATTGACTGTCACGGTGAAGTGGCGCATGCCATGGGTACCTACGAGTTCACATGTGCCACAACGGGTGAGATTTCAGAGGTTGAATACACATTTGGCTACAAGCGCAACGATGATGGCAAGGTGCGCATCTGTCTACACCATTCCTCCATCCCGTATGCACCAGGTAATAAAACATCTCACGTGGAACGAAAGAAAACGTTTCAAGTGAAGCGCAAGATTGTATTTGACCCCGCACAAGCTGACCCGGAGGCAAACCAGCGTCATCAGGTCGCTACTGCGAGTTGGTAATAATGTTTAGTTTAAAGTCCTTGTCTAACCCATTGATACTTATCTTTCCCTCGTCCACAAGACGCTTAATCGGGTATCCAATCTTATCTATATTTTGGTTATACGCATCGGTGTGTTTTGGATCAGCTGGTAAATTAGGCATAAGCATATTGAAGGCCATCATTTTCTTGGCCATTGGAAGTTCTTTATCTTGAAGTACACGTAAAATATGTATGGGAAGCTTGGACGGATCCATTACTCTTTATTTGGGCGAATTCTTTAAATGATACCTAAGTGGACAATGATTCCTCTGTATTTCCAAGTAATATTCAACAATCAAAATATGGTTTGTTTCGAAAACGATTCCGTCTATAAACTCGGTGCCTCGTTCACCATGAGGAACATCTTGAGCATCATCGATAAGATGAGTGTTGCCATACCCCATCATGATTTCGAAGCCGAACCTATCGGTGAAGGTGGCATTCGCATGAAAGGATATACGGCAGGTGCACCATTCAAAACTATTCGTTTCAACTTTGACAATTGGCCTTGGTGTCCAGATGGTGTCGAAAATGAGGATCTCGATAGAAGATTAATTGTAAACGACTTTACTGGTAAGAAGAGATTGTATTCGAATTTTAGGTCTTTGTATGGTGCACCTGAATGGACGAAAGATGAAGTTGAGTGTGTCAATAGGATTCTCTGTGAAGAGGGGATGAAGAGAGTTAGGGCTTAGAATTCGTTATTAATATTACTGCAGGTACTGAACCCTTTGGTGGTTTTTTACAGAAAATCTTACAGTCACAGCACCCCTTTACCGATACGCGCTGCTTTTTAGTTGCGTAACATCGTGTAGGTAACATGATATCTTTGGATATGTAACGTGCTATTTGGTCAAGAAGTATCATTCCTATACCTTTATCAGCGAAATTCCGTAGCCCAATTCTTCGAGGATTGGATTATTCTTGTAATCAACTTGGTAATATATCTTTTTGACCCCACTACTCGCAAGGGCTTTGAAACAGTTGATACATGGATAGTGTGTGATGTAGGCAACGGTATCATCGATGGAGACACCTCTTTTCGCTGCATCGGTGATGGCATTAATTTCTGCATGAATCGTGGCCTGTTCATGACCCCAACGTACGATAGATCTATGATCAGTACCGGCGAGGAATCCGTTGTACCCCATACTTATGAGTCTATTGTTCTTCACTAGAACACACCCCACTTTTAGTCTTTCACATGGAGACCGAACCGACGCCAAAGTCGCAGCTTTCATGAAGTAGTCGTTCCAAGATATTCGTTCCTCGGGTGGAGGGGAGCGAGAACGCCTAGCATCCTTAGTCATAGACATGAAACGAGGTGATGAACGTAGGGCACGGGGGCTGTCCATTTTATATTTAAACGTGTCTACTCTTTAACAACATCTCCTCCACCATTTAGCCGCTAATTCTGGAAACAATTCCTCTAGAGTTTTGAAATATGTATCAAGATATCGCTTTTCTTCCTCTTCTTCCCCCGTCAATTTAAGGCGGTCCGGGAACATACCCAACTTTACCGTCTTAAAATGATCCAGTCTTTTATTGAAATTCTCAAAAACACGAAACGATAGTAAGGTTTCGTCTTTTATGTTTAAAACACGAATTTCTTCGTGTATTCGGTCTAGGTGAACCATCTTGTATTTAACGCAGAATTTTGTTGGCTTAGAACCTAAGTTCATCACATTATCTACCTTTTTAAGTAACAACATGGAGCTGACATACAAACATACCAAAATATATGATTGGGTTGGTAATGATGAACTACGGACTTCTATTATGAAGGGTATTGACGAGATTGAAAAGTCGAACTTATTACAGAAAAAAAGTGGTTATGAACCGGGTATGTCTGTAATTTGTGGTTGGCAGGATAGTAGAGGGAGGTATAAGGATGCCGTTATTCCCGATGGAACTATTTTAGAAATCAAAAAGGACAAAACATCGCGTTTCATTGTTGATGCTATTCGGTATGCTGAGATGCATAACGGTACTACTACAGAAGCTGTAGATGCACGATGCGGAATCCATCTTTTTATTAATTTTAAAAATGGAGAGACTCATGAAATAACCAGAATTATGATTGTTCCTAACTGGATGGTCGTGCGTATGGTGATTGAGAACAAAGAAGAGGCGGATATGTTCCTGGTGTTAAACAGGAACAGGGAAGAGAAGAATCAGTCACTGAACTGTCAGGCATATTTAAAAGTCGCTGAAATGATAAAAACTTTTAATGAAATGTAACTCATCTCAAATCCTTATCAGCCGTATAGTACGTCTTACCCTTAGTGGCGAAACTATGAACCCTCGCGTACCCCCACGCAGAAGGAGAGGCTCCCGGTCGGTGCCCGGTTCTCCACGCAGCGAGTCCCCTATTGTAGATGGTCTTCACAGTCTTTAGAGGAATCTTAGTAGCCTTAGCAATTTCAGGGAGGGATTTGGCTCCCGGATACATTTTCCTAAACTTTTGGGTGTAGGAGGAAGTCTTAGTTTTTTGTCCTTCGTCTGTTCTAAACTTGGTGTAGTCTTTTTTGAGCATCTTCTTGTAACGAGTTTCAACCTCCTTGAGAGTCCCAAGCCCCCTGAAGTATTTGAGGGGTGCATAGATTTGACCTTCTGTTCTACGCAGTTGCCCAACTTTTCGAGCAATTTGAGCATCGGTGAGAGGCATCTTACCTTTTACTTGAGATATTTTATAGCCGAAGCGATATTGGGATAGATGCATTTTCCGAACCTGACACGACCTGTCCTAGGATTGTAGTACCCCTTGTGGCCATTGAAGATGCATTTGTGAAGTTCACCCATATAAAAAATACAATATTATAATAATTAGTTGAGATGGGACTTTCGATTATTATGGGGAATATGTTTTCCGGTAAAACTTCCGAACTTATCCGTCGACTTAAGCGTCTAAAAGTCATAGGTAAGGAAGTCATGATTGTCAACTCGGCGAAAGATACCAGATCACCTGAAGAAGTTTTGAAAACGCATGACAATGTTAAGTTTAATTGCCACAAAGTGTATGACCTATTTGATATCATCGATACTGATGAATTTGAACGGGCTGATATCATAGCCATAGATGAAGCACAATTCTTTCCCAGACTCAAAAAATTCATAGAAGGGTGTTTATACCTAGAAAAATCGATTATTATCGCAGGTCTTGATGGAGACTGCTTTCAAAGAAAGTTTGGTGAACTCATAGACTGTATCCCTCTCGCAAGTGACGTAACTAAACTTTCAGCACTGTGTATGCATTGTAACGACGGAACACCGGGTCCCTTTACCAAGAGGATTGTCAAAGACAAAACCCTAGAACTTATCGGTGGAAGTGATATGTATGAAGCAGTGTGTCACAATCACCTGTGAATATCCAAGATGAGTACAACCCTTCGTCCGTCACTGGTTTTCATCAGTTCATGATATCTCGCGTGGTCAAAGAGGATATCTTCACCCTCTTTGTGTACGTGCCTACCATTCTCAGTGTACAGGCTACAATCCCCATCGCCGTGTATTGTGAGTTGATATCTTAAGAGTTCATTTGATTCAGCACGATGTGGATGTAAGACCATGGGACCCTCTATGACCGCAAATGAAGCACCCTCTCTATTTATACATGGTATTTGACGAATGAGACTATTTAGGAGTGGAAATTGTTCAGCCTTGTAAAAATAGTACCCGTCATTTTTTTCAAACCACGGGTTAGTATCATGGTACCACGTCTTTTCTAGAGTCGGTGAAACCTTTTCAAACTCTTCACGTAACTTGGGATAATGAAGTTTCAGTAGAAGAAGACCAGGGTAGTTCTTTACATCATACTCTGATAGACACTTAACCATTTCTCGGAATGTATTTTGTATACCAAGGAGTGGTCGCCACATATTTGAAAAGTAAAGGTGGTCGACAGGTGGTTTTACATAATCATACAGGACCATCATCATGGGTACAAACATAAACCGCCACATTATTTTCTCAGTAGATAATAAAAATGCCCGGATACCCCAAGTCCATGTATGCCGAGCCCAAGCCCACCGAGGAGGTCGTGACTACCAAGTCTCGCTTCTCCATACCCGCTCTCCCCCAGCTTACCATCATCCAGATGGTTCTCGTCGCTCTCATCGCGGGCTATGCCTTCACTGCGCGTAAGATGAACGGTGTCGTCGTTGCCAGCCTTGCGCTGACCGTTGGTCTCCTCCACATGTACGACCACATGTACCGTATCAAGCGTGGCCCCGAAAAGCTCTTCTTCCTTCCACAAGCTAAGAAGGAGGGGTACAGCTGCTGCGGTAAGTAAAAATCTTAGTAAAATATAAGTATGCGCGTCAAGATTATTCGTAGCCCTAACCCTAAAAAGAAGTTCAGGGCGACTCTAGAAGACGGCAGGACTGTTGACTTTGGTGCAAGTGGGTATTCCGACTACACCAAACACAAGAATCCTTCACGTATGCGTTCCTATGTGTTGCGTCATGGGGGTCATGTACCCAGACAAACCATAGAAGAACGAGATCCCAAGAAGATCCAAACAAAAATGTTAAACGTCGATCGGAGCGACAAAGAGAATTGGAAGATGAGTGGTATCGACGGGGCTGGTTTTTGGTCCCGTTGGTACCTCTGGAGTTTTCCTACGTTTCAGGGTGTTGAGAAGTTCATGAAGAAACGGTTTGATATTATTTTAACTTAGAAGTAATTAAATCCCATTCATCATCGGACATGGTACACATATGACCGAACTCATCAAATTCTTTCTTTTTGTTGGTTGCGTCTGCATCGTCACCATGTAAATATGATTTAAGGAGTTGTATTTTTTGTATAGATTCGAATGTGGGAAGACGTAAAATCATAGATGATTTATAGTCAGTTATCTTACTTTTGAAATCCTTCTCTCTCATAGTCTTACATGTATCACTATTCCTTACCTTTTCAAAGAAGTCTAAAAGTTTTTTCTTCTCTTCTTCATCACCTGGTCCACCTGGACCAAAATTTCCTAGATCATCCTTTTCCTGTATAAGTTTTTCGACTTCTTCGACAAGCTCTTTCATTAGGGGGGCTTCTATAGTTTTGAGAAAGTGGGGTTCCGTTCCTGATACCAATCCTCCCATATAGGAACCAGCCGAGGCTGAAGAGGAACAGCAGCAAAGTGCGAGGAGACCGACAGCAATACCTGCCATATTATAATGTACATAGATTATAATATGGCTGAGATAGCCTTAATGGTTTGTGCCTTCTCATCTCTCATGAGTTCTGTAGGTGGAGGGTTTTACATGTTTAAACAAGAACAGAAGAAGAAATTGATAGCAGAGAAGAAGGCACTTGATGCTGTTACCGTCTTTACGGAATGTGATTATAAGGGGGTGAGCACCCCGATCGGAGAAGGTGATACGGAGTCCGGATCAGGCTTCAAATCCATCATCGTACCAGCAGGTTTCAGTGTTGAGACTTACCCCAAGCAAAATAAAGGTGGTTTTAAATTAACACTAGGTGGTCCTTCAGATCAGAAGTGTACCACTATCAAATCAATGGTTGTCACGAAAGTCTAATTTAGGCCACCATTCCCTTCTTTTTGAGGACATTTTTAAGCTCAGCCATGAGTTTAGCGCGTCGAGCGTTCACGACCGGTCGCCGTTGGGGTGGTGGAGGAGGTGGTGGTGGGGGAGGAATACCCGCACGAACCACGGTTGGAGCAACTATAGTTTGACACACTCTGATAACTTTCTGTGCATTTTTCACACTGTTATCAAAGTTCATCCTAATTTTGGTACGAAGTTCCTTAGCTGAGAGCTTTACACGTTTACCCTTGACAGTTTTGGTCACCCGAAGACCTTGCTTCTTGGCTTTGTTTTTTAATTCAAGATACTGCATCTACTCTTGGTTGAGATTATTAAATCAATATAAAATCAGATCAAGAAAAGTCTTCATATCACCCGTCTCAATAAGTCTGGCGTATAACATACCCTCCTGATCGAAATAGAGTGGGTTTAGATTCGCCCTATCAAATACATTTTTAAGTTTAATTTTTAATTTGTCTAAATGCATCAATACTTTGGATAATATATCAAAATCTAGGGATTGGACACCCATACGGAATGCAACTTTGTTTACACTATATTCACCCGTATCAGTTTGAAAAAGAAAATGTTTTTTTATAAATTCTTCTATTTCGTTTCTTGGGCTAATCCCAATTTGATTTGCAATTTGTGTAATTTCCATTAGATTATCCAAACCCGCTACTAACTTTCTTATAAATTCACGCTTACCTTGTGGGAGTGACATCTTATTGTGTATAAAGATAAAAAACGCACTTACGGTAATATGAGTGACACACACCAGCTTAAGGTGTTAATTCATAAGATTCTTCTTCCAAGAATTAGAAAACTTGAAGAAGAACTTGTGTCATTACGAAAACATACGTGGCCGTACGTACAGAGTAAAAAGGAGTCTCATCAACTTGACGATATCGAGGCGAAGGTGGATTTTCTTAAACATCTCGATGATGACACGGTGATTGAACTTTTAAGGGTGAAGGCGAGAATATCTGGGAATACTGGTTTTCTAACTAGAGAATATGATAGTCTACGAAATAATTTTTGTTGATGTATAATAAAGATGCTTGGAAATCTGTTTAAGACGTCAGGTGAACCAATGGGTAATACCCAACTCGGTTTCACAATCGCATGTTTAATTTGTTCAGTGATGGGCATTATGGGTATGATGAAGATACCCGTAAAATCACCCCCTATATTAGCAGCTTGTGCTCTTTCGGCATGCTGTTCTTCTAGTCAAACGAGTTCACTAATAAATGACGTACAGAAACGTGTTAAGCAGGCCACACCCGCCGAGGAACCCGTTGAGGAACCCGTTGAGGAACCCGCAGCTTAAAAGAAATCATCAGTCCTGTACATATTTACAGTGAATGAACCAGTCTTTCCCATTACGGTGACTGTTTCATTTCCGTATAGCTCTTGGCACCCAATGTCTTCCATACAGTCTCTCGCATTGTGGGAGACTGACACTGGGTATAAGTTTTCACCTCCGGTGGTGGTGTAGTAATTGTAGCGATCCCGGCGACCACGTACCTCCTTACCATAGAGAGGGAGAGTCTCTTCACCATTCGTGATTAAACCCATCTGTTGCATGTGACCAGGCTTGTATTGTTTAATGGGTGGACCCCTAAATTCGGGTTCTTGGGTGTGACCACGACGAGTGGGTACTGGACGCACTGGCACTGGAACAGCTACTTCTACTGGGACCTCGACAACTTGGGGGTTGTAGAACATGTAGCCTACAGCCCCCACGAGTACAATAACAGTCAGTATTAACAAGTTTGTCTTTTGCTTGTTCTTCATATACTATAGTTAAGGAAAATCTTTTACATAAAGACATGAAGGTCTTGGCGATCGATATAGGATACCATAATATGGGTTTGGTGTCTGCCGAGTTTGAAGATAGCCCAAAAATTGATGTAAAGTACATGAAAAAGGTAAGTCTCGAGGACTATAAGTATATACACACAAATGACTTTGTTGACCTCATCCCTTTATTTGTTGAAGATCACCAAGATATATTTGATTCAGCTGATAAAATACTTATAGAGAGACAACCACCCGGGGGATTCACAAATATTGAGATTCTATTAAACTACATGTTCAAAGATAAGGTTACTTTAATTTCACCTGTGAGCATGCATATGCATTTTGGTATGAGACACTTGGATTATGAAGAACGAAAAGAGAGAACCGTACTAATAGCTGAAAAATATCTAGATGATGAGATTCCATATGAAAGAAAACATGATATAGCGGATGCTCTCTGTATGATTGTCTATTTTAACTTCAAAGTTACAACTCATATATTCGACAAGTTTAGATATTTTCCTAAGGTATAGTATATGCCAACTACTAAACAACTCCAGAACGCTAAGAAGAAATTAAAGAAAACTCCTAAGCCTTCAGGTAATAGCCCAAAAATACCAACGGCGGCCCTTCTCCGTCTCATCGCTGCTGACCCAAAAATTAGACGCAATAAGAACTTCATTAAACAGGTTCACCTGCTTTCGAAGAAATAGATTTTAGATCTTCATTTATAATAACAATCGCGTTTGTAACGTATTCAAACATATCAAAAATTTCATTAGTATTACGTCTCTCGAGTGCTTTTTTAAGTTTTTCAACATTGTACCCGAGAGAATGTTTTTCCTTTTCCATGTTTTGAAGCTGTTCTTCAAAGTAATCAATTTTACCATTAATCACATTTGTCGTATGTTCCAAATTTTTATCAATTTTTTCAATTTGTCTCTCATAATATAATTTCTGTTTATTAAGGATTTGCTTCTTAACTTCGGAATCAGATTTATCAATCTGTATACTCAATCTTCGTATTTTTTCTTCTAAATCTTCAAATTCTTCAACATAATTTGCGTGATACAAATCGCGGTTATAAATAAGTTTTTTAATTTCTGCTCTAAGTTTTGTATCCATATTACTTTACTTTACTTTTTTTCCTTTAAGTATTTCTTTTACGTCTTCAAAAAATAAATCAAAATGTCCAAGTCTGTACTGAACAAAGGCCCAAAGAACGAAAAACATAGTCTTTGTCATATTATTGACCTGGTTCTCCTCCATTTTGTAAATTGGACCCACTAACCGACCCATAAAGGTTTCATCTTTGTGTTTACCCGTAACCATCATCTCCGCTTGGGTCAATGCACATGTGTCGTCATTCACCGACCAATGATAAAAAATAAAGGGGATAACCATCGAGTAAAATTCTAGGTTTCGTTTATTATTGGTGAATGGCACTATTAAAATAGCCAATAAAAATACGACATGAATCATAAATATAATATTCATATCTAATATACAATGGTAAAAGAAAAAATTGTATGGAATGATCAGCACGAAATTATATTACGACAATGGGGTGAGGCCTGTGCGTGTTATAGGTTTATGCATCATAGATCGTTTTTACTCTATAAAGATCTGAGTATGAAATTTACGTTACCCGTCATTGTACTTTCGACTATTACAGGAACAGCTAACTTTGCACAATCTACACTTCCCCCCAGTATTCAACCCGCTGCACCATCGGTTATAGGTGGTTTGAATTTAATTGCAGGATTAATTGCCACTATCATGCAATTCTTAAAAATTAATGAATTAATGGAAAATCATCGAACTGCTGCGTTAGCTCATGGTCTATTATCTAGAAATATTCGACTCATGTTAGCGATATCACGAGATGAACGTAAGAAAGATGGTTTGAAATTTGTTGAAGACTGTAAGACTGAATACGATCGACTTCTCGAACAATCTCCATCAATTCCTAAACAAATAATGAAAGATTTTGATAAAGAATACCCACTCGATAATATTTTTACAAAACCAGAAATTCTTAATGTGCGTTCAATTCCAATTCTCAAACTTCCCAAAACTATTGAGCCAATTGAAGCTATAACCAAGGATACACCTCTCGAGCGTGTGGGTAAATTTCTTTCTAAATCGAAAACACCACCACCAAGTGAAGTCAGTGAAGAATCTAATCTAGATGAAGTTGAGGAGATAGAGGAAGAAGAGACAGACGTCGAGCAAGGTACACCAAAAGAATAAACATGACAACATTGGTAAGAACTCCACATGCAACGTATGGTAAAATTTTCCTTTTTAAAGGTTCTACGATACGCTTATGTAGTGCGTCATTTTCAAGCACTAAATCTATGGCCTGATTAGTAAGATCATCAATGGACTCTTTCATTAAAGTAATCAAGCAAAAAAAAGAACCCGAAAATACCGTGGAAACTATTCATACCAAACAGATTGAATTAATTCGTCGCTATTTAAATGAAAGAAAGAACGTATTTATATGTGGAGGGTATGGAATTGGAAAAACATATATTCTTAAAGAAGTATTAAAAGATCTAAATCATGTTGAATTAAGAACGGACCATTTAAAAAGTAAATCACCTTTTTTGACATTTATCAAACCTTCTACGAAATATGTATTTATTGAAGACTATGATCCAGTTTTCAAACCAATAATAGAACAGGTTTCAGATGGTAAACCATTAACCCGTGCATCACTCGTAGTAACTTCCACGAATATGTGTATGTATCCAAATTTCGAAACCGTGTTTATACCCAGACATAAACCCGAAACACTATTGAGACTCACAAACGAAACGGGACCCAAAGCTGAACACGCAGCGTATAGATGTAAAGGTAACATTCGCAATTTTTTCACGTATCTCGATGGATTTGATGAAATAGACGACTTTAAAACACCGAAAGAATTTATAGCCGATGTATTGTCAGATCCTAAACCTATACAAATTCATGATAGTATCGCAGAGCATGGTCATATGTGGGACATCTTTCAAGAAAATTATATTAATTCGAAAGGTGTCGATGTGGTAACGTGTACGAGTTCATTTTCTGAAGCTGATTCGTACGATAGTCATATATACAAAAGTGGTAACTGGAATCTCATGCCGTATTTCGTCTTACACGCTCTCACTATACCAAAAACGGCTCTGGGTGAACCACTCGAGAAAGATAAAATTAGACCCGGTAGTTGTTGGACAAAACTCGGAAACTATAGAATGCGTAAACAAAAATATGAAGAAATAAAGAAAAAATCAAGATTAGGATTAGGAGTTGAAGAATTGTGTCTTTTGAAGAAATATGCAGAGAAAGGAGACCTAAGTAAACTCATTGAATATAAAATTACACCCCAAGATTTCGACGTGATCAATCACCTCGCTGTTGGAAACAACTTAAAACCACGAGACGTTGCAAAAGTAAAGAAGGCTTTGAAGAATGTCTACGAAAGATGAAGAACCTGAAGTTGAAGAATGTGTTAAGGTTATTGGGAACGAAATCCTCTTCTATGCTGATGTCGATCGGGAAAACGCTCTTGACTTCGTCGAGAAATTTAAAAAACTGGAGATCCAACTTCTTAAAAACAAAGCTGAACTCTTTGGGTACGAACCACTAATTAGGGTTCATATCATGAGTGAAGGTGGAGACATCTTTGCCGGTATGACGATGATGAACACTCTCGAATCCTCTCGTGTGAAGGTTGTCACCATCGCCCAAGGTTCTTGTTGTAGTGCAGCCACCTTCATGCTTCTTGGTGGTATTGAAAGACATATGGGAAAAAATGCATATGTTCTCATCCACCAAATTTCTACAGAATTATGGGGTAATTTTCAGGAACTTAAACATGAGCTGAAATCAACGGATAAGTTTATGAAAAATTTGAAGAAGATGTATCTCGAAAAGACCAAGATTCCCGAGAAAATGTTGAATAAACTGATGCGGAAAGATATTTACCTTTCTCCAAAAGACTGTCTCAAGTATGGAATCGTTCACGCTCTTGAGTGAGTTTATTAGCGTGTCGATATAGAGCTAGTACACATAGAATTATAAATAATATACAAAACGTGTTTAAATTTAAAGGCAATGTTGTGCTTTCTGGAGGCCTAAGTCGCTCCATTCTAGCGTAATTAATAACTGGTAATCCAGACATCTATTTAAAGTTGAGAAATTAATTACTCCTATAATGGAACGCCTTATCCATAAAGATAAATTGAACCGCGACCGCTACATTGACATCAAAGT